TACTGTTATCTGGATGTTGCGCGGACAAAATGGTAGTTTTGTGCATGCACATCGCAGACCCAACAACAACTTGAACAACGAAGCATACATGCGTTCAGGTAACTTGCCTGCACGATACGAAGCCATTAATGAAACTCCTGTTACTGGCCTGGCGTCAGCCATTGATAACAGTCAAACCACAATCACACTGGTTGATGCAACTGATTATCCCAGTGCCAGTGTCACATACCCTGTGTTTGTGATGATTGAAAGTGAAATTGTCAAGTACTCAGGCAAGGCCGGCAACGATCTAACAGGTTGTACTCGGGCAGCAACATTTGTTCAGTGGACCGACGGACAAAGTCGCAGCTTCACATCCAGCGCAGCAGCTGGTCATGCTGCCAATACTGGTGTGATCTTGATTTCCAACACCTGTGCGCCCCTGGTAAATCACTGGGGTAGTGCAGTTATCATGGACGGCAACTTCAACGGCGACGAAGGCTATCAGTTTACATTTAACCGAAGCAATTATGGTCTACCAGCCACAGTGGGTGCAACTGCTGTGGCCTTTGCTATGCGCTTGGCACCCAGCGTATCCAATGGTATCATTGGAGATCTAGGCGTGCGTGAACTGATCAATCGTGCTGCGTTAACACTCAGCAACTTGAATGTTCAGGTCACTGCAGGACGATACCTGATTGAAGGCATCCTTAATCCGTCAAACATTGACTCAGCCAACACCAGCTGGGCAGGACTCAACAACGCCGGCGGTGGTTTTCAACCCAGCTTTTCACAGTTCTCAACTGCGCCTCGATTCACGACAGAAGCAACAGGTGGCTTGACCAGTGCTCCGTACAACACCACAGGTGGTATGACACGTTCGGGTGTGAAGGTAGTAACTGGTACAGCCAAAACATTTGCAAACTTGACTCCTGTTAACGTATCTAGTTCTGGTGCCAATGCCAAAATTACAGTGCAATTGACTGGCGCAGGCACAGCGTATTCAACCACTACCACACAGATCACTGTGCAGGCCACAGGTGACGGATATGCAGTGGGCGACACCATCAAGATCCTGGGCAATGTGATTGGTGGATCAACCACCACCAATGACCTGGCCATGACCATCACAGCTATCACAAGTGAACTACAAGGTGGCGAAAGACTGTTTGCGATCCCAATATCCACAACCAACTCGGGTGTGTTGGATTTAGGTAGTGTGAAACAACTTGGTACCAGTGCTATTCCAGGAACAGGAACCTTTCCCAATGGACCAGAGGTGCTGGCAGTACAGATCACTGCGTTGTCAACGTCTACAACACCGGTTGGAGAGATCCAGCTACAGTTCCAGGAAAGTCAGGCCTAACGTGTCACAAGATCCTGCTCGACCAGCAGGATTTTGCTTTGTACAGCTTCAAGATTGATAGTGCTCCAGAGTCCTGGATGCATGGGTTTGGGCCAGGTGCCAGCGTCTAGCCAGGCATAGCCAAGATGTTCATGATTTAGTCTAGGTGTGAATTCAGTGTCAATCACACACACCCAGGTGTGATATTCAAATGCCTGGTCTGCAGAGGTAAACTTTTCCAAAGGCATCAGGCGCAGATAGGTGGGGAAAAATCCCAGTTCCTCTATGCACTCACGCTCCATGCCGCCTAACAGTGTTTCACCAGTTTCAATTTTGCCTCCAGGCAGGCCCCAGGCTCCGGGATGTTTGATGTCATTTCGCAAGAGATACAGATATCTACCTGTGTCCCGACTACGGAACCAAACACCCACGGCTTTCAAAGCACAAGACTCCAGGTGCCACCAGGATAAACACCCTGATAGCTTTTGACCCAGGCCGCACCATTCCACTCGTACTGTATGCCAGTGGTTAGATTGGTAACATACTGTCCAGCAGCAGCACCCACAGCTCTAAACACCACACGCCAGTAGTTGTTGGAGTACTGAATAATGTCGTTGGCTTCGGCCACCAGTTGTCTACCGTTAGCACCCACCCAGGCCACAGCAGGAGTAGCGTTGGCTTCATCTCCAGTGGCTTCGGTCAGCAAGTAACGCTGTCCGTCTAGGGCAGAATCTAAGCCGTCTTGCGGTCCACTCACCAAGGGGTTGATCACAGCATCAATAGGGTCAAGTGTGTTCTGCGGCGTTGTGTCAGTGTCCACATCAAAAATCACAAAGCGATCATCGTTGGGATCCTGTGCAATTGTACCAATTATTTCTGTGCCATCTTCTTGCAGCAATCTCAGTTGACTAATGCCTGGACGCAACACACCATAAGTGCCAATAACAGCAGCCCACAACAGGTTACTGTCTGCCACAATCTCTGGTGGAGTCAGCGTGTCGTTACCTGGTTCCTGAGGCAGGCTGACCTGTTGCAGACATTGTACCTTGTTGCCAATCAAGACCACAGCCCAGTCAAACGGTGTGATCACTTGTCTAGTGCCCAACAACAAGTCATTGTTGGTTAGAGCATTGTTCAAGTCGCCTTGTGCGTCGTAGATGCTGACAATTATACGTTCCACAACACCTAGTTTTTTGACCTTGGCCGGAGAACTGATCCAGATTGGTATGTTGAATTTGAAAGTCATCATGTCAATGGGATTGTCTGCACCCATTGGTATGCTTCTTGATGTGAATATGATATCTTCCAGTTCCACCACTGTCAAACTGGTCCAGTCAATGTAGTTGTCTGTGCTTTGTATTTCTAAACTGGGATTGAACAAGGTGGAGATTTGTTCAAACATCTGAAACTTTTGATTGGTGTTGCTGCTCCAGAAGTCCAGATTGATGCCCATCTTGTAGGGCACAGGCATCAGTCTTTCAATTGAGAAAGCATTGCCTTGTGTGGTTTCATAGGTTTCTGTGGCAGTGTCATAGGTGCGTTGACGCACATTGATCTTGCTCACAAAGGATGGGTCCTGCATTCTAGGGCGATCATAGTTGAGACTTGAAATATAAAAAGTCATCAAGGGACTGGCTGGCATTGAATTTCTTGAATTCTCCTGCAGGATCACCTGTGCATTGCGACTGGCATCACCGTAACGAACAGGCACACGAATCAACGCGGCCTGGTTTACGCCATCAGTTTCGTTGCCATATTCAATTTGAAAATTGCTGATCATCCGTGTGAACTGCAACAGAAATCTACGGATCTGAGCATCATAAAAAAATTGTTGAATTTTTGTTCCCCTTATTTTCCTGGCGGCCGCGGGTTGGGTGGCAAGAACCCGCCCTGGTCACCATTGTCTGCACGTGGCTTGAGTATTTCACTCAGGCTCTGTCGACTTGGAATATTGCCAATGTCGTTGGTGCGTGTAGTGTATGTATTGTTCACAAAGCCTGAGCGTAAGGTTTCATTGGTGGGTCCATTGTTTAGATCTGTTCGCACCTTGTCCTCAATCTTGATCCAACGACGTCCACTATAGCGGAACAGCCGATTGGGAAAATAATCCAGGCGCAGGCAATAGTCACCATCCACTGCCACAGATGGAAAGGCCACGCCTGTTGTGACGGGCAACCCGTTGGGCGGGACGCCATCACCAGTAAGGTAGCCCACAGTGTAGCCATTGGCCACAGGAGTAACATTGGCACCACCTTGTGTGCCGTCAACTGTGGTTCCACTTGATGTGGTCAGCCCCACAGGGTTGGCAGGCTGTCCGTCAACGGTGGGAAGAATGTAGAACTTCTGGGTGTCATAACCTGACAGTGGTACTTCAACGTCGGCTTGAGCCAGGATTGCATCATTGAGCTCGTTGTCTTTGGTTCTGGTACTGAACACATCACTCTGTGTGAGTGGAGTGTACACCTGCCAGTAGGTGGTATTGGTAATAACCACATCAGCTGGAACATTTGTCTTGGCCTGGTAATACACATCACCTGCATTCACAATGCTGCCAGTGGGATAATAGTTGCCATTGTCCCAGATTTGTTCAGTGACCACTGGCTTTTTCAGTATGTCCTTGAACTCTTGGTTGTTGGTCATCGGCGTGGCTTTCACACGCCAGATATGCGGCAACCAGGTTTGACTCATGCCTTCTGTGGCATAGTCAGCATTC